TTTTTTCTCCTAAAAGAATATATCTATCGTCTTGGCAAAGGTCCGCTAGGCCGGTCGATAGACTCATTAATTATCCTAGACCTTTTAAGAGTATAGCATCAAAAATATAAAACTAGGTAAAAAGTGCTAAATCCTTAATTGTTATGGTTTGATCTATTACTTGCACATTATCAAGGGCTTTGTCTAAAACTTTCTGTTTATCAACCAGCGCCTCGGCAATCCTGGCATCTAAAGATTTATCTACTACCAGGTGCTGCACTAATACAGAGTCTGTTTGGCCTATTCTGTGGCACCGATCTTCGGCTTGGCTCATGTTACCAGGCACCCAGTCTAACTCTGCAAAAACCACATGGCTTGCTTTTGTAAGTGTAATACCTACCCCAGCCGCACCAATGGTGCCTATAAATACATCTGCTTTGCCAGCCTGAAATGTATCTACAGAGTCTTGTCTGTGTTGCTGGTTGCAGTCACCTGTCAAAGTGACCACTGTTTTACCCACAGCCTCAAGGCCGTCTTTAATACCTTGGACAACATCTTTGTGGTGGGCCATGACTACAACCTGGTGGTCCAGATCTACCAGGTGTTCTATTACGTCGTCTACTTTGGCCAGGGCCATTTCGTGCCTTACACCAGACATTTTTTCAAACGCAATATCTTCAAAAGTTGTTTCTTCAACCGCGTCGGCCAAAGCATCAAACTCTTTGGTTAGCTCTTTGGCGTAACCTTTACTTGGCAACACAATAACCTGGCGTCTTTTAGCTGGCAGCTCTTTAAGCACTTCGTCTTTCTTTCTTCTAATCATAAAAGACTGGCGCAACCTTCTTTGCAGCTCGTCCAGGTTAGAAGATCCACTGTAGTCCCAGCCAAACCGGCCTTTGTATGCACCAGCATATTTTCGTGCAAAATTAAAAAAGTTGCCAAAACTATCATAATCAAGGTAGCCGGCTATTGGCTGTAGCTCTATGGGCCTGTTGGTTATGGGTGTTCCCGTAAGCAACACTTTGCGCCTTGCTTTGATGCTTACTGCTACAACCGTGCGTTTAGCTTTTGGATTTTTGATCTTATGCACTTCGTCCATAATAACCATGTCCCAGGTCCTAGACTGTAATGGTTTAGCGTACTTGGTAAGCACATCATAGTTAATAATAACCACGTCAGGATTAGACGGTATCTGCTCACGGCCGCCATTGACTACATCGATTGTGCGCTCAGATACTAGCCATTTTTCCATCTCACTTTTCCAATTAAGTTTTAACGACGCCGGACAAACAACCAGGACCGTCTTTGGATTAGTTAGATTTATTGTACCAATTGCCTGGATGGTTTTACCCAGGCCCATTTCGTCACCAATCAAGGTGTTATTGCGACCAGCAGCATAAGCAATGCCGGCTCTTTGATAAGGTAAATACTCAAGGCCCGCGGGCACGGGTATTTGAATATTTGAATGTTGGGCCACTGAATCTTCGATCGCAGCATTGTCATCAACCATGTGAGTGACTAGCCAGACGTCGTTAATCTTGCTGACTGTGTAACCAGACTTTTTAATAACTGTTTTTTTGATCTTCCATAGTGCCCAAAACTCAGGCGTAGGCGTGGCAGTTTTAAGCAGCCGACCGTCCGACTGCTTTTCACCTTTTGACCAATCTAAATGTAAATCCATTCCAGTCTCCCTTTTACAAGCTATGCTTTATTGTACATCATACCGTGTCGTTTTGTACAACTTTATGCACAAATATATGCTATATAAATTAGGCATAAAAAAAGGGACCCGAAGGCCCCTTTCTATAACAGTAACGCTGCTACTCGTTATGCACCTTGTGAACCGTAGATTCCTCTCCAGTCACTAAAGCCGAAGCTGTAACGCTCACGAGCTTTGTAACGGATGTTACCAGTCGTGAAGTCAGGCTCCATAGATGTCTCCATCGGGCTTCTTTGGAACATCTTGAGGCCTTCGCCCTGGGATGTAACAGAAGTCAGAAGAAAGAAAGCATCTGGATCAGTTAGATAATGATTAACTGTGTAACCGCCAGAAAGAACACCAGTGCTCTTAATTGCGTTCAGGTCATTATCAGCAGATCCTGGTCTTCCTTGTGAGTTTAAGATTCTGTCAGCAACAAACACTAGCTGTGGTGGAACCACAAGTTTGTCAGCCTGGACAGAAATCGTCAATCCACGATCATCTGTAAAAGTAGCAATATCAATTAAAGCATCTTCTAATGAAGTCTCATTTAAGTCAGCCATTGATGTAGCTCTGTTTGCAGCTGTGCCACCGCCCGCTAGGACGTGCGCAGTGCTAATAAGAGATACGCCATCGCCACCTACATGAGATGAAGAGAATGCGTTATTGAGTACGTCAGCGCCTTTGACTTCTTTGGTGTTAGCCATCGATTTCGCTAGTGCTTTTGTATACCTTTTACCTAAAGAATCGTAAAGGTTGTCCTCTACAGCTTCTTCCGTTAAAGCAAATGCAAGCGCGATTGTATCGTGCGTGTATCTGCTAGTGTAACTTTCAGTAGCCTGGTCGAAATCAACCGAGCCGCCTTCAGTTTTTGTCGGAGCGCCGCCAAAGCCTGTGATTAAAACTTCTTCCTCGAAAGCTCTTTGAGAGTCTTCTTGGGCAAAGATTTCAGCATATTCGTTTGTGTATTCGTCATACGACATACCAAATAAACTGTTCAGACCTGGTTCTAGCTCCTTCGCTAATTGTGCTCTTGAAATAGCCATTTATTAACTCCTTATGCTAGACCCGCAGCTTTCACACCGAACACATGGTTCTGTATAGTACAGTACACGTTTGTGTTGGAAGAGCCTACGTCTTGGTTATTGGGATCCTGAGAAATATCAATTACTTTCAGGGGTAAAGTTGCAGTTGTTGCACCCGTGGATACATCAACCTCATCGCCAGAAATACCAGTTTTGGTAGAGCCAGCGTTAGTTTTGATAACATCAAAGTTACCTAGTAAATCCGCAACCGGAAAAGCTTCATCAGCTTGAATTTCATAAACGACCATAGGGTCATCGATGATATTCGCAATGATATCTGAAGCATTCGTAGATGCTGGATAGTAGTTACTAAATACCTGTTCGCCAGATGTTGGGTCTGTATATGAACAGCCGTTAAATACTCCAACCAATGGTACAGTTCCACCAACAGCGTGTATTTCTACACCACCGCCAGTTACTTGCATAACCAAGTCGCCTTGGAAAATACTCGTGCCATAGTTTGCAGCAATTCTATAACGTGTCTGTCCACCATTATACGGTGACCCACCAATCATTTTCACAGGCTTTAGTCCAAAAGAAGCGTCTTTATTCGCCATCTTATATTCTCCTATTTATGATTAAGTACATTTCTGTACTGGTTATTTTTTGCCAAAAGATACTCTTGAATCCCTTTGGGGATCATACTTTACATATTTTCCGTCTCTTCTAGAGTCATTGAACATTGAATTGTCCAGTGCATCTACAGCGTCTCGACTTTTACCTTGGTAATAGTCTCTTCGCTCATCAACAGTTTCAGTAGGTATTTTTGCAAGAAGTAATCCTTCATTATATACGATACCAGCGTGTCGGCTTTGATCGTCCGCTGTTGGTAATTCCCAATCACTTGGAAGATCTGTACCTCTTACGAGTTCCCAACCTTCTCTTAAACGTCTACTGACGTTTGCGCGATCTTCTTGTCCCAACATTGACTCCCTAATCCAACGGTATGTATACCCTGGAGGAGCCGGCGGCGTTTCTAACCTTCTTACTGGTCGCCATGGTTTTCTACGAGATTCTTTATCGTGAGCCTCGGAGTCACGAGAGTTTCTATCAGCGGTCACTTTTTTTTCTTCAGTCATTATATTGCCTCCCTAGATGCAATTCGTTGCTTTTCAGCTGCCACACGCTTCAACCAAGCGTCTTCGCTCATGTTGTGCGGTTTTAGCCCTCTAAGACGTTCTACTTCTGACTTAGAAAAGGTTACGCCGTTTTTCTTACCTTGTGTTTTTTGACGACCACTGCCTACAGTAGCTGAAGCAACTCTTTGCACAGAGGGTTTAGCTTCGACTTGCGCGTCTTTACTTGCATTTGCGTTTTGCAAATGCGGGTAAACTTTATAAACTCGATTGTTTAATTCTTCATAATAATCGTCACTATCTGGCTCATGGCCTTCATTGATTAGATTATAGTGTTGGAAGTATGCGTATTGAGTAGCTTCTAAATTACCCTGGTCCTCTGCATCTCCGTACCACTTGTTACTTTCATACCAGGTTAAAGCCTCATTTGTTGGCTCAACAACAGGTTGCGCTTGTTGTCGCGCTGGCTGGCTTTGTATTTGTTGATTGTATTGAGCTTGTTGCTGCTCTTGTCTGTTTTTAGAAAGCCTGTGCTTTTCTTTTTGAATGCTTAGATCACTCTTTAAAGTGTCAGCTTTGCTCATTAGGTCCGCATCGCCAGACTTTACAGCTTTCTTATATAAGTCGTCGGCTTGCTGCTCTCTTGCGAGTATTGATTCTTCTTCTTTTTGTAAAACCGTTCCGGCTTGTACTTGAGAATGATTTCTAAGGGCTTGTATTTCTGCTTCACGCGACTGAGCAATTTGCTCTGCCATTGAAGCACGTTCTTCAGCTGCTCGCGTTTTAGCGTTTAGTTTGTTTATTCTTTTAGAAACCGATTTAGTGTAGGTTTCTAACTCTTGTTCTGGGCTAGAGTTTGCTTCTACAACAGCATCGTCTTCGACGCTTATTTCGATTTCTTGTTCTTCGGCTTGGTTTGTATTTTCTATCATAATTACGCGCTCAGTATATCATCAGGATTTAAGATTGTGGCGATAACCTCGTCATCATTAATAATTCGGACCTCTGCGCCATCGTCCAATTTGAATCTAGCACCAGAATATCGTCCTATGAGAACCCATTGTTTCTCTTCGCACCATTTTTCTTCGCCATATTTATCTTTGTTTCCGTAGCATAAAGGGCCTTGCTTAACGACATAAGCAACCACTGTTGCCAGGGCTTCTTTGTCTATGGTTTTTTGAGTAAGTAAAATACCGCCTTCAGTTGTTTTCTTGCCACCGTAAGGTAAGACAAGCATTCTCCAACCGGTTGGTTGTGGCATACGATCTAAAGCAGATTGTTCTAGAATTGTGGGGTCCAAAACTCTTTCATCTTGATCCACATAAGCGTTTAAAACTGTTTCCGATTTTGCCATACTATTTTTCCTTGTTAAGTTCCTTTAATTCACCTTCGATATAGTATAACGCATTTAGCTCACCTTGCAAAAATTTATAATGTTCTATACTTTCTAGTGCTCCGGACATAAGTGTTTCAGAGATCTGTGTTTCACGTTCTCTGATTAACCTCTTAACAACATCAAAATAAGTTAGCTCTTCCATAACAATTAATTTCTTACTTTAAACTTCAGGCCTTTAGTCGCTGCGCCCTTGCCTTTCATATCGACAATAGCCGTAACGCCTTTGTTTTTACCAATCGCATTAGGGTTGGGTTTATCAAACGACTTGTTGCTTGGTACTTTTTTAATAGTCATAACATCTCCTACTTTTTATTAGTTTTACCTTTTGGTCGGCCTTTTGGCTTTCCTTTAGCTACAACCGTAGGTTTTTTCACGGCCGCTTTTTTCTTAGGTTCTGGGGTTGGTTTTGCAACCGGTGTTTTAACTACCGGCTCTTCAATAACTTTTTCGACTACCGGTTCTTTGACTACCGGCTCTTCAACTACTGCACTTTCACCAGATGCAATCCTAGCCATTTTTTTAGCTATTCTTGCCATATTTGCTTTATGGGATTTTGCCTCTTCAGCCTCTTTAGCTTCTCTTGCATCAATCTCAGCTTGACGATCCAGTTTCTTTTGCTTTCTCAAAGCAATAATTTCATCTTCCCTTTCACTATTCATAATTTTTCTCCTGGACCTAATTTCTCATTTTTTGTTCCAATTCTAGCAACTTGAGGTCCGCTTGCTGCTTCAATCTTTGAATTGATAAATCTAGTTTATCATCTGCAACATCTTTTTGTACATTTATGCGCTGACGTTGAATTTCGTTTTCTAAGAGCTTTTCTTGTCCTCTCTGACCTTGTTTCATTTCAAACTGTGTTTGATCTTGGTCCATCTGTTTATCTTTGAGACTTAATTCTTGCTGTCTAATTGCAACCAAAGGATCGTCTGCTCCGCCCTGGCCAATTGACTGTAAAAATTCTTGAGTAATCTGCGCTAAAATTGGTGAAGAAAACTGATCTTGTATCATTTGTATTTCTGACGCAGCAGCTTGTGCCTGGTCAGGGGCTAACTGTTGCATCTGTCCCTGGACAGCCTCTATACGCTCTAGCACTTCTGGTGGTATCTGTTCTTTAGAAATTTGCGCGGCCATAAACTGTAAATGCTGCATACAATGGCTAATAATAATAGTTTGTAACTGTGGGTTTTCTTTAACCACTTGAGTCAAAAACAAACTTCTGTGGGCCTCAATGTGGGATTGATGGTTTTGTGATTCAAATGCTTGTTGCGGCTGGCCCATCATCAAACCACTGTTTTCTAATCCAGAGTCAATAGGCTTTGGTGTGTTGTCAGCTGGAGGTTGAAGTAAGCTTTCTACGTTATCAACGCCCAGGGCAGCATACATTCTTTTGTAAGCTTCAAACATACCAAGCGGGCCATGTATTTCAGGATTACTTTGAACCATTGACAGCAGCTCTTGGGCAAGAGTAATTCTTTGGCTTTGACTAAATATGTTTGGATCTGATACTGGTACGACATCTATACGACTGTCAAAATCAGATTGTTTGATTGCACCAGGCCCAGTGCCTGTGTCATATCCGTAATCAGGGGGTAGATATTCGGAAAAGACTTTTGATAGTAATTGAAACTCAAGCCTCTGAGCATAGTGCAACCTTTTGTGGATTGCGCTCATTACCTTAGTGCCACGCTCTAACAGAGCTACGGTCGTGCCGACAGGCATATTTCCGCTGGCGTCACCAATATTTGTATCGGCTATGGCCGCAAAACGCTTTCCAGAATCTACTAACAAACCAAGTAACTGCATCAACACGCTGCTAGGTTCTTTAATTGGTAACGGTATTAGGTTATCTCTTAAAGATCCTCCCGTTGTATCTATGTCTCTAAACTCACCTGGTTGTAATGGTTCGTCTTCATCTCTAATCCTCATACCCCTGGCTTTAAAACCAGCTGGTAAATTAGCCAGCGTACCGGCATCGATTAGTTGTCTTAAAATTGAGGTACTTGCTTTGGATATACCGCCGATCATGTGGGATAGGCCTAACCCATAGAAACCAAGTCCAGGTAAAAATTTATATTGAACAAAGAAATTGATCTTGTTTTTGTATAAATCGCCTTCGTTGTAATTACGTCTTATTGCTAATACTTGCTCTGATTGTTCGTCAATCGTCACAATGTATGGTAATTTCAGCCCTGTAGGCTCACCATCTTCACCTATGTCTTCAAAGCCCTCCAGGTCCAAGATAGTGTGTACTTCAAAAACCGTATGATCTCTGTCTTCGGCATAACTACCTTTGATGCCTTGTAGTTTGTCTATTTCAGCTTCTACCTCTGATTCTGCTGAAGCGTATGAGTGTTTGCTTACGTCTACATCTGCATAGAAGCCAGAAAGCTGCTGCTTTTTGATTTCGTTGTGCGACATATTAATGGCGTGCGTCACACGCTCAGCACTAGATAAGTCGGATGCCTCGTAAGGAACAATAAGATCTTCTGGGGCAATAAACTTAGAAACCGCCCTGTTTAACACGTTGTCGTAATATACTTTTTTGAACGCGCTACCGGCCAAAGGTAAATAAAAGAGCAACATATCAAGCTCTGGGTCGTAGTCCTTCATTACATTCATAATGTAATAGTTCATAAACTCTTGAACACGATCTGCTTGTGTTTCTGTCTCTACCGTTCTTGCGCCAATGACCTGTGTCTTAACAGGTCCTTTTGCTGGAAGCATTTCTTTGTATGCTTGTGCCTGGAATTGAGTGACAGCTTCTGCCAGGATAGGATGTATAACTCCACTAGACCCTTCAAAGGGCTGTGATCTACCTTCGTCAAACTTCATGCCTAAATACTTTAGGCCGTCTGTATATGTTTTTTCCCAGTCTGACCTGGATTGTTTGTCTTGGTTTATAGAGTCAAGAATGTCTCCGGCTAGATTGTTAAGATCACTCTCGTCTATTAACTCGGCTAAGTTTGCGCCAAAATCTTCTACAGGAGCTTCTTCTTCTAATTGTTCGTCACCAATCAATATGCCTTCTTCTGACACAAGAATTTCAGCAGCATCTCTAATTTGATCTGCTCTTGACGCCTCTGGGAAAACCTCAACAGATGAACCAGTAACCTTCACATCTGGGGTTTCGCTTTGTATCTGTTCTCTTTTTTCTATAGCCATAATTCAGTGTAACACTTTTGTTAGTTGTTAATAATACACCACGCGCTTCTTATTTAAAAAACTAGCCTCTTCTGGATAGTCTTCATTAAGCGATAAAAAGCCGCCTTGCCTAAATCTCATTAATGCCATTGTAGCACTATCGCAATAATCGTCGTGGTCACCATACGGAAAGCTGGCCATTTCTTCGATTACTTCATCGCTAAATGTTTCATCGGGTGCCCAAACCATACCGCTTTCAAATATTGGAGCGACCGAGTTCATCCTGGCCACTTTGTCTTGTCCTCTGCTCGGAGTATACGCTGTTACTGGTATACCCATCCTTCTCAATTCCTGGGTCAAAGGCGTACCACTTGCTTTTGCTTCTATTAATACGCAATCAGGCTCCCAGTATTTATATTCTTCATAAGCCAACTTTTTAAGTTCAGGAAAGTCTACGCGCACCCTTTTTGCGTCTAATAGCATTATTTGGTCCGCATCTTCGTCACCAGCTATACCAGGCTTAAATATTGCCCAGGTTGTTATTGCTGAGTAGTCAGCCGTCTCTTTTTTACTAAAAGCAGTATCATAAGACTGTATAACGTAGCTGTAAGGCGGAACATCGCCGTCTTCCCATCGGTTCCACCACTCTCTTTTGACTATAGATCCGGCTTCAGCAGTCGGATTTTGTAGCCATTGACTATTCCATTTGGCTATTGGCAAAGAAGCCTTAACAGACAGCAGCTCTTCTTTTTTCCAATACTCTGGCCATAAAGGTGTTTCGGTATCTGGCATAATGGCCGGAAACTCTACAATCTCCCATTGGTCAGCATGATCTGCGCTTTGATTCTTTAGCACTTTACCAACCAGGTCTTTTGTAGACCATCGTGTCATAACTATTATTATGATCCCACCAGGCTGTAAACGCTGCCTAGGTCCAGATGTATACCACTCATAAGCCGACTCCATTGCTGTCGGTGACAAAGCATCTTGCTCAGAATGAGGGTCATCAATAATAAGTAGATCCGCACCACGACCTGTAATCGCACCACCTACACCAGCATAAAATGATTCACCGTCTTGATTTGTGGTCCATCGTCCAGCTGACTTGTTATCTGCTTGAAGCTTTAAATTTGGAAAAACCTTTTGATAATCCTCGCTATCAATGATGTTTCTGACTTTACGGCCGAACCTAACGGCAAGCTCCGCGGTGTGTGTTGTTTGTATTATCTTTAAGTCACCACGCAAACCCATCATCCAGCTTGGGAAGTAGGTACTAGCAAACTCAGACTTTGAGTGCCTGGGTGGTAGACATACTATCAGCCGTTTTAGCTTGCCTTGAGCAATCTTGTTAAACTTCTCGCCTATTATTTTATGATGTCGCCCTTCTATAAACTCTGGCCAAAGATGCTTGACGTAGCTTATGAAATCTCCCTGGCATTCATCTTGTAGCTCTATTTGGTCATATCGATTTAATAAAGCAACAGCCTCTGTCTTGTCTTTTTGAGACAGAACATCAAAATCTTTGAGAGAAACTTCAGGCATGACCTTAAATTATACCTCGTGCCATTCTTTGCCTTGAAACAACAGGCCTTCGGCTTCACGTCGGCGTATTAGGCCCTGGAGCGTCTGGCCTCCGGCTTTGTTCCACCTTTTCATTTCGCTGGGTACTTTTTCATGCTGGCCTTCGTTTAAAACGCGAAGCATGGTTGAGCTGCGAAGGTTTGAGCCTCCCAGGTTAAAGGTCCAGGCTACTAAAGCGTCAAATTCATTTTGTTTAAGGGGTACCTTTACGGATTTATTAACTTCTTCCTCAAATAAAGCAACATCTTCAAGCAACAAAGCATCTGCCCGTTCTTGTGAGATTTCCATATCCATACCCACCCCATCTGTGGACCCG